ATCAAAAACCTATAAATATTACTGCCATATGTTACCTAAGAAAAATGTCTTCCTCAAGTACGTGAAAGGATCACGTAAAAAATCAAACGAACAATTGTTACACCACATTGCCAATCATTTTACAGTATCATTGGGTGAGGCAGAGGAATACATTGAGTTATTAAAAAAAGCCGGAGTAGAACAAATCCTTGAAAAATCAGGGGTTGAGGAAAAGGAAATAAAAAAGTTATTAAAAGAAGTTAAATGACCAAAAACAGCGATTTAGGAATTGTAGGGGAACACCCTGCTACAAGAACAGTTATTAAAACAGATACAGTAGTAGATTCTATTGTTGATAGTTTCATTTCAAGAGCATCTCAAGGCAAAACTAAGTATGGACATACCCTTGATAGACAAGATTTATCTGTATTAGACTGGATTAATCATGCTCAACAAGAACTTCAAGATGGTATTTTATATCTTGAAAAATTAAAGAAAACCTTAGGTGGCTAAGAAGAAAAAAATACCTGCTATTGTAAAACAGATACGAAAGCAACCTGTTAATGAGGTTAACTATGCGTTTCATAAATCGATCTCGTATAGTCAACTTTCAATGTATACTAACTGTCCACGTAAATGGTCTCTACAGTATAAAGATGGTCATTATAAGTCTGAGTCATCAATTCATATGACTTTTGGAACAGCGTTACATGAAACACTACAACATTACATAACAACTATATATGAAATAAGTGGTGCTGAAGCAGACAGAATTGATTTAGAAGCTTACTTTGAAGAACGTTTTAGAGAAACATATTTAAAAGACTATAAAGCAAATAAAAAAGTACACTTTAGTGACCCTGTTCAAATGAATGAATTTTTTGAAGATGGTAAAGAAATTATTAAAGTTGTAAAGAAAAATAGAGGTGGTCATTTTGGTAAACGAGGGTGGTTTTTGATTGGATGTGAAGTACCTATTGTTTTAACTCCATTACCTGAATTTAATAATGTTTTATATAAAGGTTACTTGGATGTTGTTTTATATCATGAACCAACTAATAGCTTTAAAATCTTAGATATTAAAACATCTACTAAGGGTTGGAGCGATTATGAGAAAAAAGATGAAACAAAACAATTCCAATTAATACTATACAAACACTTCTTTGCTAAACAATTTGGAGTTGAAGTTGATAAAATTGATATTGAATTCTTTATTGTTAAACGTAAAATATGGGAAAACTCCCCATACCCACTATCTAGAATACAAGAGTTTAAACCAGCATCTGGTAAAGTAAAAATGAATAAAGCAGTAAACGCTGTAACAAGTTTTATTGGAGGTGTATTTAATACAGATGGTTCTTACAAAGATATAGTTCATGAACCATCTCCTAATCTTAATACTTGTAAATACTGTCCTTTTAAAGATAATAAAGAACTTTGCAATAGTGGCATTTCTTAATGAATCCGCATATATTTATATCCGATATTAAAAATAAAAGCTATGACAACAAAAAAGGATATGACTCTAACCTCTGTAAAAGTACAGAGCGAGTTATTCGAGGATTTCAAGATTGCATGTGTTAAGTACAAATTTTCCCTACAAAAACTTGCCGACCGCACTATTCATTTGTATCTTACAGATGATGATTTTCGTAAAAAAGTACATTCACACAACAACCTAGAAATTAAAAATTAAAAATTAAAAATTAAAGTTACATGAAAGATAAATTTGGTTATTTACCTCCTGATAAGAGGAAAAAAATTATGCTTATCTGCGATGACATTAGAGTTCATTCAGGTATTGCAACGGTCGCTAGAGAAATTGTGCTACACACAGCACAACATTTTAATTGGGTTAACATCGCCGGAGCTGTTACTCACCCTGAAAAAGGTAAAAAATTAGATCTATCCGAAGACACTAACAAAAACTCAGGAATTGCAGATTCATCTGTAGTATGTTATCCTGTAGATGGATATGGTGATCCAACAATAATTAGACAATTGATTCAACTCGAGAACCCAGATGCAATTATGTTGATTACTGATCCTCGTTATTTTGTTTTCTTATTTGCTATTGAAAATGAAATTCGTAAACAAATTCCAATTACATATTTAAATATTTGGGATGATTATCCAGCTCCATTATATAATAAACCATATTATGAGGCCTGTGATTTATTAATGGGGATTTCTAAACAAACAGTAAATATTAATAAAATTGTTTTAGGTGAAGTAGCTAAAAATAGAATGGTAAAATACATTCCTCATGGTTTAAATGATAAAATTTTCCGACCAATTAAAGAATCAGATAAAGAATATGCTGATGTTGTTTCGTTAAAAAAACAATTATTTGGAAAATCCCAACCCGAGTTTATTATTTTCTTTAACTCAAGAAATATTAGACGTAAACAAATTCCTGATGCATTAATGGCTTTTAGATTATTTTTAGATAAATTACCTAAGGAACAAGCTAAAAAATGTAAAATGTTATTACATACAGAACAAGTAAGTGAACACGGTACTGATTTAAATGCTGTTATTGATTTGTTTTTTCATGAAGACTATCCAAATAATATAGTATTTACAAATATGAGAGCTAGTGTACATGAAATGAGTTTATTGTATAATATGTGTGATGCTCAAATATTATTAACATCTAATGAAGGGTGGGGATTGAGTTTAACAGAAGCTATGCTATGTGGCTTACCTATTATTGCTAACGTAACAGGTGGTATGCAAGATCAAATGCGTTTTGAATTTGAAGATGGTACTTGGATTGATTTTGATGAAAATTTCCCATCGAACCACAGAGGTACAATTAAAAAACATGGTGAATGGGCATTCCCGGTATACCCAACTTCACGTTCAATTGTAGGTTCTCCTCCAACACCTTATATCTTTGATGATAGATGTGAACCAGAAGATGCTACAGAACGTATTCTTGAAATATACAATATGAGTAAAGAAGAACGTAAAGCTAGAGGTTTAAAAGGTAGAGAATGGGCAACAAGTGATGAAGCAGGATTCACCTCAGAACATCAAGCTAAACGTGTTATTGAATCCTTTGATGAGTTATTTAGTACTTGGACTCCAAGAACAAAATTTGAATTTATTAAAGCTACAGATTATCCAAAAAGAACCTTAAAACATAAATTAATATATTAATGAAACCGTTATTCGTAATAAGTTGCCCTATTGACACTTACAGTGGTTATGGAGCTCGTTCTCGTGATTTAGTCAAGTCAATCATTGAACTTGATAAGTATGATGTAAAAATTATGGCCCAACGTTGGGGTGAATGCCCTTGGGGTTTTCTTAAAGAAAACTCTGAATGGCTATTCTTAGAAAAGCATATTTTAAACTCCCCACAATTACCAAAACAGCCAGAAATTTGGGCTCAAGTAACTGTACCTAATGAATTCCACCCAGTAGGAAAATATAATATTGGATTCACAGCAGGTATTGAAACTACAACAGCTATTCCTGAATGGATTGAAGGGTGTAATAGAATGGATTTAAATATTGTTTCCTCTAAACATTCTCTTGATGTATTTAAAAATAGTACTTTTGAAAAAATAAATGAACAAACAAAACAAAAAGAAGGTGTACTCAAATTAGAGAAACCTATGGAAGTATTGTTTGAAGGAGCAGATTTAAATAAATATTTTGAAATCACAGATGAAAATCTTCCAGATAATGATTTAGTGAACACTTTAGATGATATGCCTGAATCGTTTGCTTATTTATTTGTTGGACATTGGATGCAGGGTGATTTGGGGGAAGATAGAAAAAATGTAGGTTTGTTAATTAAAGCGTTTTTTGAAATATTTAAAAATAAATCTAAAAAACCATCATTAATTCTTAAAACATCAGGAGCAGGTTCATCATATCTAGATAGAGAAATGATCTTACAAAAAATCAGACAAATCCAAGATTCAGTTGAATCAACAAATTTACCTAATATTTACTTATTACATGGTGAATTTACTGATGAGGAAATGAATCATTTGTATAACCATCCAAAAGTAAAAGCAATGGTTAATTTAACTAAAGGTGAAGGTTTTGGACGTCCATTACTTGAATTTAGTTTAGCCAAAAAACCAATTATTGTTTCAAATTGGTCAGGACATATGGATTTCTTAAATCAAGAATTTGTAGTTGCTTTGGAAGGTAAATTAACTAACGTACATCCAAGTGCAGCTAATCAATTTATCATCCAAGATAGTCAGTGGTTTTCACCTGAACATAGTCATATAGGAAACTCTTTAAAAGATGTATATGAAAACTATAAAAAGTATACTGATGGAGCTAAACGTCAAGCATATAGAAGTAAATCAATGTTTAATTTTGACGAGATGAAAAGATTAATAGGTAATTATCTTGAACAATACATTCCTGAGTTCCCAAAACAAGTTCAAGTTAAACTTCCTACTATGAATAAAATTACTTTACCTAAAAGACCTACAATAACCAATGGATAATTTAATTATTTGTGATCGTTGCGGCTCAGATGCCTGTTATGTAGATGAAGTAAATCAAGATATAAAAACCCACTTCTGTTATGGATGTGGGTTTCAAACAAACACATTAATGAAATCTGGTAGTGATTTCCTAGTTGAACAAATGGAAGTCCTACCCGAACTTTATAAAGACTTAATGGTAACTGACGATGAAGGAAAAGTATGGATGCCATCAACAGTTAATTTACCTCAACAAGGTATGATTTTTGCAAATGGACCATCATCAGATGATTGGGGATGGAGTGCTGTTAGAGCTGTTCCTGTGTTGGAAGAAGAAAAATCTAAATATCCAATTCCTGGTAAGACAGGAGCATATTATGATTGGAGAATAGATATGTCTACAATAAAAAATTACCATGAACGTGATTTTATAGAAGCTTTAACGTATATTGGCGTTTTACCTAAAGACGAAGATGATCAGTATAGCGATAACAGTTTGTAATGAATATAAGGAGTTAGAGACTCTTCTTGATTATCTTCAAGAAAGAGCTTTATCTCCCGAATATGAAATTATTATTCAAATTGATAAGGATAATCACACAGATGAAGTTATTAATGTAGTAGTAAATAGAGGTATTAAACACCATTTTTACCCATTAAATAAAAACTTTGCTAATTATAAAAATGAACTAATTAAACACTGTTCTGGAGAATATATCTTCCAAGTCGATGCTGATGAAATACCTAGTGTAGATTTACTTAATATGCTACCTGGTATCTTAGAGAGCAATCCTGAAGTGGATGTATACTTAGTTCCTCGGATTAATACCGTAAGTGGTCTCACCGAGGAACACATTCAGAAATGGAGATGGAATCTTGAAGGTGATAGAATTAATTTTCCTGATTATCAGTGGAGAATTTATCGTAATAATGATTCAATAAAATGGATAAATAAAGTACATGAACGTTTAGATGGGTTTAAGCAATATACTGCTT